ATGGAAATCGCAGAGTGGAAGACGCTTCACGAGCAGAACTTCAAATACCTGTCCTACACCGTCGCACATGACTGGTCAGTGAAGCCCTCTGGGCAGGAGATGGTTATCGACCCGCTTCATGGGGATAACTTCCTCACTGCGGTAACAGAACTCTGTGATGGACTACATCGACATGAATGTAAACTCAATCAAACCTGTGGGTTACACGTTCATGTCAACGCATCCGATCTCAGTTACTGGGAGATGCGTCGGGTGCTTCGGATGTATGCCACACTTGAAGGCGAGATATACAATCATCTTATTCTACCATACCGACGGACGGTTCCGACGGTAACGCACTATTGTCAGATGTTGACGGTACCACATACAGAGTGCGCGAGGTGTGTGAGGTTTGATCAACAGTACCCAAACGCGCGGACGCCGTCCCCGAATATCTGGAAGGTGCTGTCCCGGATGGATGCGGCGAAGACTACGAGCGAGTTGAAGCGGGAGTTGCTGGGGATGTTGTACTGTCTGACGCTGTACGATGCTCAACGGAATCTTCAACGAACTCATCTCACCCGGCAGGCGATGAATATCCAGACTCACAAAGGTGGACGGTACGAGTGGTGTCGGTATGTCGGATTGAACCTCCACGCGTGGCTACATCGTGGGACTATCGAGTGGCGGATGAAGGAAGCAACGATGGATCCGGAGGAGTTGACCTGCTGGGCGTTGTGGTGCGGGTGGTTCATCGAAGCGTGTAGCCGGATGAAAGAGATCGATTCGCATCGGTCGTGGAATCTCCTGACCTTCACGCAGAAGTACATGCCGGGGTTTCTCGCGACATGGGTGGAGGAGAAGATGTCTCGTCCGTCGTCGGTGGTGATGCCGCCGGGACCGCCGGAGCGGGATGAGATGCGGCGACCGACTATCGGCCAGGGAATTGAGACTACAGTTGATCGATGGGTGAATCAAGCGCGGGATACAATAGCGAGGATGGAAGATCCTGGACGGGTTGAAACCGCCCCGCCTCCCCCACCCCCCACCCCTCGTCATCGTCGTGCAACTCTAGCTCGACGCCTAGCAGAACCAGCACCACCGGATGTAGAATAACAAAAAGGAGAATACCATCACACTATGTGCGGTATATTTGGATTCAGTCGAATCACGGACGTAACCCGAGCGATGGCCCCATTCCTCGCATGGGAGATGGAAGCGCGGGGGAAAGACTCATGGGGAGCGTCGAACGGAACGGAGTTCATCCGCCGGATCGGACCGATCACATTCTCCTGGGCGGAGGAGTGGAAGAACTGGATGGGGTGGGATCGGGGGATTTTCCACACCCGAGCGGCGTCGACCGGAGCGGTGACGTTACAGAACCAACACCCGTTCGTCGTGACGAAGTACGCCGCGGACGCGACGGAGGAAGACCCGAAGATCGAAAAGACCATCGTCGGTATCCACAACGGCGTCGTCGTCAACCACGCGGAGTTGAATACAAAGCATGGACGAAACTTCGAGTGCGATAGCCCGCATATCTTCATGGCTATCGCGGGGTTCTCAGAGACTGAGGAGATCCGCGGGTATGGCAACCTTGCGTGGTATGAGATCAAACCCGGGTTGCGGCCACAGCTACACATCCTGAAGTTCAACGGCGATAATCTGAACGTGTTTCGTCTTGGCACCGGAGAGATCGTATTCTGCTCCACCATCGAACCCGTCATCCACGCCGCGAGGATGGCTGGGACTGAAGCAAAAACGGCGTTCAACATCGAATCGGAGACAGAGTACATCATCCAATACGACCCGGAACTCAAAATGGATCGCCTCTACACCTGCGAGGCGAAACGAAAGTTTGGGTTTCGCACCGGGGTTACTAACCCGTGTAATCAACCGCATAATGGGGACTGGGGTGATAACTGCTACTGGCCCGGGTATGGTCCGCATCACGGCCATAGACGGACATCCCCTCGAGAGCGGCAGAATTTTAACGACTATCACGGACCCGTCGTAACAAAAGACCCCAGCACTATTGGTGTTGAAGATCGTACTAACAACTACTGTCTCGTATCGACGTGTAAGGAGAAAGTCCTTGGCTCACGTGGAAAAAACATCATCTGTCCGAAGTGTTTTGAGAAAGTCCGTGTGGATATCGGAGTCACCGCATGAGCCGACCAAGAGGGTCAGTTGAGACTCCTCAATCTCTACTACGGCGTGCAATGACAGAGACGGCGAAGCTCGCGAATCGGGCGAGGGCGATCCTCGGAAAGCAACTCTCCGTGATCGAGCGTGAGGTGGATGATCCGACGACGAAAACCGAGCATGTGATCCCTCTTGTCGCGCCAACGGTGTCGATCCTCCAAGCTCTCGACAAAGCTATCGAATCATCCGGGAAACTTCTCACGACAAAATCCCCCGTCGTGGAAGAATCCCCCATCGTCTCTGCGGAGCAGGTCCTTGCAGAAATCACGAAAGGAAAGAAAGGAGTGTAGGTATGGGAATGAACTACGACTATGGACACGGGCGATTCCACATCGGAATCAAAGTCAGCGGAGGCCCGGATAACGTTCGTCTCTTCCACGCGATATGTGGGGAGTGTGACAGCGACTGGCCGTGGTGGAGTCGGTACCAGCGCAACCCCACAGTGAAGGTCTGTTCAGAGTGTTCGGGTGGGGTGATCAACAACCCACGGATCGCTCCGCAGGATCTCAAAGCCGCAGCACATCAGGCGAAGGTGAATTTGAAGGTGTATAGTTACTCCCCCGAGAGCAAGTGCCCGAACCACATGGTCTGTCACGTGCCGTTCGACGAAGGGCAGAAGATGTACACCGTAAAACCATCTCGGGTCATCGCATGGCGAGGGACGGTGTACATCGACACGATCCCGGAGGGGTATATCGAAGATGTCCGTCGACGAAAGGAAACACTGAAACCGAAGATCGTCGAAGCAACATCAGCCGAACCAAAAGCACTCCCACCTGCGGAAGGGAAGATCATCCCGATTAGCACCGAATCCAGCCTCATCCTTGTCTGCGTCATGACCGAAGACGGTCAGGAGTACTGGGTCCCTGAAGACGAAGCGCAGGAGTTGGAAGAGAACCACATCGCGGTGGTGGTTCAGCCAGAGCGGAAAATTATTCAACCCTCCGGTCCGGTACGCCCGCCGTTGGGGTTCAGAAAGGTCGCGGCTCCGGCGGAGTCGAAGTTGGTGAACTAATATGAAAGGAACTTGTCAATGCCAATCACAATCCATGGTCCAGACTGGCCCACTGTGCGAGAACTGCGAGCAGCGCTTGCGGCTGTACCTGAAGTCGGTACGTTCATCTTCGGCGGACGCAAGCACCCCGCCCTCGAACAACTCACCCGATTCCGTAGTGCAAGTGTCCCTACCGTTGAGTTCACTAACTCCCGCGCAACGGCTCAAAGCTGGGTTCGGGAAGGTCAAACTGTTTTTGCCCGACGACAGTATCACACTCACGGAAGCGATATCATTAAAGCAGGCCCTGGCGTCCCTCCTGGAACACGCTGGTATCGACGTGATTGGTGGAGCAAGTTCGTGCCAAGCCGGGAAGAGTGGCGTATTCATGTCTTTGCCGGTAAGGTTATCGCCCGAGGGGTTAAGACTTTCCCAGGAGTAGCACCCCACGAATCTTGGCCCGTTCGATCTCGTCGGAATGGGTGGATTATCACTCACACAACCGAACCTAGCGAAGCAGTCCGAGCAACAGCTAAAGCCGCAGTCGCAGCGCTTGGGTATACATACGGAGCCGTTGATCTTCTCGTCGGACACGATGGACGGATCTGGGTCTTAGAGGTGAATTTGCTCCCGGCGATGGATGACTACACCCGGGGGAAGTATGTCGAAGCGATCCGAAAGTTCGTACGGGGTGAAGGAAATCTGAGGGCGGATACCGTTCCACATCCAACACCCCGTCCGCGGGTTCGAGCTGCGGTAGCAGGTGGTTACTATGAAGGCGTTGAGGTTATGTAACCCTGCGTTACCCATGGTCGGAGTAGCCTACTTACCGTCCAACTTAACCTCCTGAAAAAGAAGAAGATAGTAGTATATTAAAGAAGGTTAATGATAGTGTGGATATAGATATAAATAGTCTTTCAACAACTTACAGACAATCCGGGTTTGGAGGCGAAAAAAGCATACTCCGTCTGCTCCGACCTTGGGTAACGAAAGCTAAGTGATTGAAAATGCGTGGGCAACCAAAAAACTGGCGAAGGGACGCCGAGCGGAGGAGGAATCCGAAGCGAAGGCTGAACCGGACGAGTATCGGGTTGGGGAAGCGGATGCTCCGGCAGGAGATGGATGCGATCCGGGCGGTGGATGAAGCGGCGGGAGCGATGAAGACGTGTTCGAGGTGTAGGGTGTTTCAACACGTAACCCACTTCTACAACGACGATACGAAGCCGGATGGAAAGTATTCGATGTGTCGGAAGTGTGTGAAGCAGGGACGGAAGGAATGGAGGAAGCGTGGCAAAGAAGCCGAATAAGATCCACGAGTGTGAGACGACGAAGACGAAGAGGTTTAGCTTCTGTGAGTATGAGAGTATTCATACTCCAAGGAAGATCGGGCTGTATGACGAGTACTCGCATTCGTATCTGTGGGGTGTGAGGTTCTGTCCGTTTTGTGGGGCGCAACTATGATCGACTACAGTCAGTATTCTCTCTGGAACTTCTGCCCGTGGGCGTGGTATGAGAGGTATGTCGGGCAGCGGGCGCTGCCGTACACGGGGCAGAGGTCGGATCCGTTGTGTCTCGGGTCGTTGGTGCACAACGCGTTGGACAACTTCTCGAAGGAAGGGAAGCCGTATGTAGACGACGCAACGATGACGGAGAACAACCCGACGAAGGATACATATGAGCTAGCGCTGATGTTGGTCCACGGCTACCTACGAAAGTACCCGAAAGAGATCTGGCCGGTAGAGCGGGCAGAGCAGCCGTTGAGGTTTCCGTTGGACTACGACTTCTCCGGGCATGTGAATCTGGAAGGCCTCGCGAAGCTCGACGGGTACTTCTATGTCCCTGAGGACACGACGATCAACCATGGGATCGACGGATCGACCCTGACTCTCGCTCGGGGTTGGTGGGCGAAGGAGTTTAAGACCAAGGCCCACGGACGGAACCGCGCGGAGTGGGTGAAGGAATGGCAGACGAAACGTCAGGCGGATTTTCAGATACTAGCATTATTAGAACTCCTATTTAAGAAAGAGGAGCCTATTCAGGGCGTACTCGTCTCCGTCCTCGAAAAACCCCACGAGTACACGCCCCGTAGGAAGTGTGTGAAGTGTAAGGATCAGTACGATCTCGCGTCGTTCATCCCGCAGGCGGAGGGGTTCATGTGTCCGGTGTGCGGGGCCGTGCAGGAGTTGTCGCCGTATATACCGAAGGTACCGAAGGAGCCGAGTTACTTCAGGATCACGGTAACTCGTACCCCAGAGCAACTCGTGGTAGCGAAGAATGAGATCCAGCGAGTCGCGCAGGCAATGGAGCGGATGAGGGTGGAGGGGATGGACTCGGTCCTCCCCAACCGCGACGCGTGTGTGAATAACGTCCACCGACGGGAGTGTGAGTACCACGCACCGCATACGTATGGCGGGACGACGAAGGAGGATCGACGGTACGTGCAGATCGAGGCGACGAAGTATATGGGGGTGGTGGTGTGAACTCACGAGATCCGGTCGACCAGTGGATGATTGATATGTGGGGGTTTGAGGCGGATGGGCAGACGCCGAACCGTGAGCGTCCGCCTGCGTTCCTGACCGACGACGGGACGTTCGATATCGAAGGCTACGAGAAGTGGGTGGGAGATCAGCGGAGGTACTATGAAACTCTGGACGGTAAGACCAATAAGCGGGCTTGATGTGACGGTGCTGGCGACGACGCTGGATGAGGCGCTGGCGAAGTTTCGGAAGCAGGAAGGGGATATCCGGCTGGATCGGATCTGGCTCACGGCGGAGGTGAACATCGTGTCATGATCACCCAACTCCAGATCTGGGCTGTGAACCTCATGGCGATCATGGGGTTTGCGATGTCGGTGTTGTTCGCGGTGGAGGTGTTCATGCGGACGGCTATGATGACGTGGAAGGTCGTGAGGGATTTGTGGAGGGAGAGATGAAAGAACAACCGAAGATCATTCAGATCTGTGCAGCCGATAGGTCAGTTTGGGGATTAGATGAAAACGGTAATCTCTTACTTAAAATGCGTGGAAGGGGTGGAGATTATTGGCTACAAATAGTTTCTAATGATTCAGAACGGTATATAAGCGGTGAAAAATGAACCATAATTAACCACGTATTTCCTTGACTTTACCCTGCATTTTGCGGTATAATGTTAGAACACTCAACGGAGGCGGATATTTGACAGCGAATCTAGGCGGGATTACGATACACAACACACGGGATTTGATATGCCCAGACACACGGTTTTGTATGATGATCGTCGCTCCAGCGAAGCGGGGGAAGACGACGTTCGCACGGACGATGGATACGTTCACGAAGAAGTACCGTGGGAAACCGACTCTGATCATCGCGATGGAAGCCGCAGCCGGAGGCGGGACGATGTCCATTCAAGACGCGGACGTCGACTACGTGTGTCCGACAAGTCTCGAAGAGTACAACAAGATCGTTGCCGCGCTTGCAAACGATACGACGTATGGAGGCGTCGTGATGGACTCCGCTACGGAGTACGTTACCCGATTTCTCAAACCATACGCGTTGCGATTCCCGTATACGAAGGGGAGCCCATCTGCGACGCGTGCCGCAGGCGTTCCCGACCGGTCGGATTATCAGACCATGGGGGAGCAGGCGCGGATCGACTTCAACAAACTGGTTGGGTTGACCGTGCATGGCGATCCAAGGGTAAGAAAAGATCTGCTCGTGACTGCGCTAGAGAGAGAGAAGCTATCCAGCGATGGGAAGGAGCTGATTGCAGTGATGCCAGACCTTCCAGGGGCTATGGCAACAGTAGCTACAGCGATGTTCCAAACGGTGGGGTATATTGATTTGAAGACGATGGTCGAGCCGGACCCAACGGACCCGAAGCGGACGAAGAGGGTGACCCGACGGTATCTATGTACCGACGCCACGGAGGAGAACAAACGCGTCGCTGGGGACCGCACCCAGCGTATCCCGACCGGATCGCCGATGGACCTATGTGAGATTTATGAGAAGTACTGGGTGCCGACGTTTAAGACAGCGGAAGTAAAGGAGGTGATAGGATGACACTTGAAGACGCGATAGACATCATTGCGACAGAGCGAAACTATTGCAGTACGGGCACTAGAGCGGTGTGGTGGGTCGGAGAAACTGCTTGAAGTCGGGCTACGGTAATGCTTGATATCTTCGTCAAAATTGTATCTATCATTCTTGTAATTTGTGTAGCCATTCTTGTTAACCTCGGATTGGGGTATGTGCTGTACCATCAAATCTGGTTAGGAGAGCCATGAAAATCCAATACGGCTACACCCACTGCCCGAAGTGCGGTACCGACCTCGACGGTGGGATGATACCTGTGGAAAGGAGAGGACTATTACAAGCCGAGCGGTATAGTCGATTGCAGTATCGTTACGGCTCTACCGATCATGATCTGGAATATTTTGAATGTCCAGATTGTCACAAGTATATCTTAGCTTAAGGAGAGTTAGCATTGTCAGCAACAGCAACTATGAATGAAACCGAAGCGGTGAATTCGTTTGAGTATGTCCACCTGGATCAGATCGATCCATCGTTTGAAACGCTTCCGACGGACTTCTACAATCTGAAGATCGTCACGGCGGAGATGAAGGAGTTTGATAAGACGGCCACGGGAGGGTCGAAGGGGAAGTTCATCAAACTCGGACTTGCGGTTACGGGACACGCGAAGTACTCGGGGAGACGGGTATGGCAGACGTTGTTCCCGAATGATTTTACATTCCGGATCTTGCGGCGGGTGCAGGACGCCACGGGCGTGAACCAGGACGCGAATGAGACACTCGAGCAGTGGGTTACGAAGCTTGGGAAGATCGGTCCGGTGTTGAAGCTCCAGGTCGTGGAGGTCCCGGATGTATTGTTCAAGACCGGGGAACCGAACCCACGGACGGTAAAAGCAGATGGAACTCCAGCGATGAAGAATGAAGTGAACTTCAAGGCTGGGGTGCAACCGGGGGACTAATGTAGACTTCGGAAGGGATGGAGAGATGACTACCTTTGAGTTGGAAACTCTCAGGGTAGTCGAACGATAGTGGCGGATGGATCGATCCCGCCCCGTGAAATCCCATCCCGACCGACCAAAGGAGATGTATGGGTGATATCGTGTTAGTTAGCACTGATGAATGGGAGGGTTTATATATCAACGGAAAGAATGTTGATGAAGGCCATTCATTATCAGCTTCACAGATTGTAGAGTTACTTGGTGGAACAATTCTCTATGCAGATGAGGATTGGTTAATCGAACAAGGATATTTACCGGAAAATCTCTCGGAGGTGAAGTTACGGTAGACAAACCAGACTTCTGTAAGGATTGTCCTATCAACCACGTGACGAGGGGGTATGTCCCCCTCAAGCGTGGGACGGGGACGGAGTTGTGGGTCGGGGAAGCGGCGGGTGTCGAAGAGGAACATACAGGTGAACCGTTCGTGGGCGGAGCTGGAAGCTGGCTCAACTCGATGCTTCGTGCCGCTAGAATCGGGCGTAGTACACTCAATATCATTAATACTATCGGATGCCGTCCACCGGATAATGTTTACCCCGGGTCTGAAAAGTGGTCCTGGACGGAACGATCCAGCGCACGTGCTGCTGTCGAGTATTGTAGACAGCATCATCTCGAACCAGCATTGGTGGAAATCCAGCCTACCCGAGTTGTGGCCTTGGGGAATGAAGCCCTCAAAGCTCTCACTCCAAGGTCAGGCATACTTCAATGGAGAGGATCACCATTACCGTTACGAGGTAGAGTTGGCGAAGGCCCAAGAGTAGTCGGGACGCTTCACCCCGCGTACCTCATGCGCCAACCGGGGATGTTCTCGGTAGCGACGAAGGATCTGCGAAGGTCGCTGGATCTTCCACCGGAGGAATATGATCTTTATCCTTCTCTTGAAACTGTGGCTGGGTTTAAGGCGACTACATTTTCGTTTGACTTCGAATGGGATTCATTCGGGGACATCACGATGTGTGGGTTGGCTGATCGATGGTATCGAGCTATTGTTGTTCCGTTTGTACGGCCATTTATTAGTGAGCTTCAAAGGATTTTCGAAGCCGCGGAAGTGATCATCGGTCACAATGTCATCGACGCGGACATGGCGTACTTTGATCGGCTCGGGTGGAAGGTCCACGCAAAGGTTCACGACACGATGCTGGCACAGCATCTGATCCAGCCGGACATGCGACACGGGCTAGGGTTTGTCGGAAGCGTGTTCACGTCGAAGGTGTTTTGGAAGGGGACGGGAGAGGAGACGGAAGATGAAGCTGGGAACATACTCCCTACAGGGGCACAGTGGAAAACTTGGGACTCTCCAGATGCAATTCCTCGGGAGTTCGGAGGGTATGGTGGATGTCGTTCGGCTGATGAAGCCTGGAGACTCTATAACGCTCGTGACACAGACGGGAGTCTTCAAGCTGAAGCGCCTATCTTCAAAACCCTGCGAGACTTCGGGCAGGAGTTCGTGTATTGGAACGTGTCCGTCCCAGCCGCGTACATCTGTCGGGACATCAACGCCGCTGGACTCCGGATCGATACATCCCGAGTCACCGGAATCCGATCTAGCTTGGAGTCTGAGATCGCAGCCACGGAGCTACGGCTCCCGGAAGGACTGAAGCCATACGACAAACCCATCACAAAACAAATCACGGCTCCTGCCGGGACGTGGAAGGTCAAGGAGAAGGTTCATAAGGGTACGAAAGCTCGACCACATGAGCCGTTTGTAGTTCGATTCACCAAACCGAATGAGTTCGGGGTGGTGTGTGAGTTGTGTGGGACACGAGTTTTTCCAGGGAAGATGGTCCAGCTCAAGCGGATCAAGGTTCCAGGGGTGAAGCGGATCGTACCATGGAACAGCACCGCGCGGGTTATAGCCTACGCGAAGTCGATAGGGTGTAAGGAGGTAGCTCATGCAAAGACGGGGAATAGTTCTGGAGATAAACGGGCGAGACGAATTTGGGGACGAGAGCACACAGAATTCACCATCGTGGATACTCTCAAAAAACTTGTCACGCAGCGAAACGGATTTGCTAAAGAGGCTCTTCAAGGGCTTGACAGGGTCCACTTTAGACTCGCAGTTACTGGAACGTCTGAAGGGCGATTGTCATGTTCGGGTGTTTATCCGGCGAACCTGAACCTCCAAAACCAACCGAAGGCTATTCGAAAGATCTTCATCCCAGACCAGGAGGGGTATGGAATACTCAGTCACGATATCGTTCAGGGTGAGAACATGCTTACGGCGTGGCTCGCCAAGGACTGGGAACGATGGGAGCGGCTCAATACGCCAGGATTTGATGAACACTCATACATGGCAAGCAGGTTCTTTAACACCACAGTGGGTGCTGAAGACCCTCTACGAAAGCCCGGAAAGGTTATCAATCACGGACGTAACTATGGATTGGGAGAGCGGAAGACGCAAGACTACCTAGCGGCTGAGGGGTTTAGCTTTAGCATCCACGACATCCGGGAGATGATTGAGATATGGAAGAAAGAGAACCGACGGACCGCAGAGTGGCAGCAGGAGACGGTGAGGCTGGCACAGAAGCAGTCGTATCTCGACAATCCGTTCGGGCGGCGGAGGTGGTTTCAGGGACGGGACTTCGCGACGAAGGCGTTGGCCTTTCTTCCTGCCTCCACACTTGCAGATATGGTTTTGCGTATGATGATAGCACATTATCCATCGAGATTCGGAACGGAAATCTTTGCTTTGGGTATAAGTGTGGTGGCGGACCTTGTCCCTGCATGGCGGATGGCGTTGCAGGTGCATGATGATCTAGTGTTCATTGGGCCGGACGAAACCCATCAGGAGATGGCCCGCCGGACCATCGGCGTCATGACTCAGGAGTGGAAAGAACTCGACGGGTTCCACTTCCGGGTGGAGTCGAAGTACAGCACGTCGAGCTGGGGGGATTCGAAGGTGTTGGAGGTAGTATGATCGAAAACGACATCTGTCAAAACAATCACAAAGGAAATCTGTTATCAGAACAAGCGTATAATAACGGAAGTTCTAGGCGAAAACAGCAACGCCGACGTATTGTTGAGTACTTACAAAACAGTGGAAACTCTACTTGTGATGAAGCCGAAGTTGCTCTTGATATGGTACATCAAACCTGTAGTGCTAGGTTTAGTGAACTAAAACGAGATCAAGTAATCATTCCAGTCTTCGATGGAGAAAAACAGCATACACGCCTAACAAGAAATAATAAAAGTGCGGGAGTGTTTAGATTAAATCCTGAAGGAGGACCATGGACGAAGGTAAACGAATCGCAGAACTAGAGCGGGTGTTGCAGAACCTGCTGGAGTGTTTTGGTGACGATGTACTCGGGGTTCAGGTCGAGACAGAAGACGGTCTCGCGTTTGTGAACGAGGACCTTCAAGAGGCATACGACCTTGCGATGGATGTGCTAAACCGCTCCATCCACACCGAGACGGAGGATGATATTGTATGACCGCGCCGATGCTACTGACACTATTCATGGTAGTCCTCCTCACCCTCGCCTGGACGGCGCATGATGACGATCAACATCCCCGATGACTCGTTTCTGAACCACTGGGTCACGCAGTTTGAGAACACCGAGGTCTGGCCGTCGTGGAGGGTCGCTATCGGGCTTGGGATCGTCGGAGCGGTGTTGGGCCGCGGGGTGTGTTTCCCGTACGGGGAGGTCGGTGAGATCTGGCCGAACATGTCCGTGCTCCTCATCGGCGACTCTGGGGATGGGAAGGACACGATCATCAAACCTGCCGAGCGGGTGATGGATGAGGTTGGAGTGCCATTCATCGCTGGAAAGACCATCGAAGCGGTGAAGCAAAGCCTGCACTCGGTCGGAAACCCCGCCATCGGCTACATCTCCGCGAAGGAGTTGTCGGAGTTTCTCGGATCGAAGGACTATCAGGCGGGGATCGTGCAGTCGTTGACGGATCTGCTGTCGACGGGGGCGAAGGTGGATATCACTACGAAAGGGGATTTGAAGGATGGTGTCCCTAGGTGGATTTACAATCCAACGCTTACAATGTTCGCCGGATCGACGCCGGAATGGCTTCAAACTGGACTACCACCGGGGAGCTTGGAGGGCGGGTTTCTTCCTAGATTTGTGGTGGTCACGGAAACCAACAAAGCAGCATCCGGCATCCGGATGATCCCCAACCCAGGAGAGTATGAAAACTTCGAACAACGTCAGCGTGTGTTCACAGCCAAGCAGAAGTTTATCGAGGCGATTCAAGAAGTTAAGACTCGATTCAACGGTGCGGCTGTTCGGTTCACTGACGAGGAATCTGGTAGACTCTATTATAACAACTGGTATATCAACCGGTTTCGACACTTCAGCCCGACGACCCGCGCGTACGCGAACCGCTCCGCCGGGCTGATGCGAAAGGTCGCGATGCTGATGGCGGTGACGCGTGGGCACTCGTGGGTGGAGGAGGTCGACTACGAGTTCGCGTCGGAGTTGATCCTCCACGCGGCGGGGAAGCTGGAACGATCCGTCATCGCCGTGTCGAAGGAAGTCACCATTGGGGATGTCGTCGTCGGGATGATCCCGTGTAAGTTCTCACACGTACTCGCGCAACTGTCGCCGAAATACGGCCCGATGTGGGTAAAGCGGGCTGTGACGTATTTGATCGAATCCGGGCAGGCCCGGTTAGTGGAAGGAGAATTAGTACGGCCAACTTAAATCAGAAGTGGAAGAAGTTCGTGGCAGTGGGATGTAACCACGGCTACTGGGCGGATAAGTCCGCGCTGAAGGCGGTGCTGTCGTTCGTGGAGGATTACGAGCCGGACACCCGCATTCACCTCGGCGACTACGTGGACACGACGTCATTCCGCACCGGCGCGACGAGTAAGGAGCATACGGAGGATGTGATACATGATCTGTCTGCGGGGGTGGACTTCCTCGAACAGTACGAGCCTACGATACTCTTCAACGGCAATCACGACATCCGGTTATGGGAGTCGTTGGACGACACGAATGCTCACCGACGGTTCGCTGCGGAGGAGATGATCCGAAAGATCCGTGGGGTGCTGCCGAAGGGGGTGGACTTCGAAGAGGACTATGACATCCGGTCGTCAGTACGGATCATCGGCGACACCGCATTCTGTCATGGGTTCATGTACAACGACAACGCGATACGGGATCACGCGGCTCACTTTGGGAAGTGTGTGATCGCGCATCTTCACAAAGTCGCAGCGGTACCGGCGTCACGTGTGGACTCCCCAGTCGGGTACTGTGTCGGGTACCTCGGTGACCGGACGAAGTTCGACTACGCTATCCGACGTAGGGCCGTGTCACAATGGTCGCAGGGGTTCGGGTGGGGGGAGTACTCTGACAAAGAGTGCATCGTGTGGTTGAATGAGAAAGGGAAGTCTGGCTGGAGGTTACCGAATGGCTGAAGTACGAGCGTTTGACACCGGCGCGACTCGGTCGAAGGACTCTAACAAACCCGATTACGAGGGGTTTCTAAGTCCCCTCGTCATCGAACGTTACGGCAACTATATGCACGCGCACCGGGTGCAAGCAGATGGATCGTTGCGGGACTCCGACAACTGGCAGAAAGGAATCCCGAAGTCAGCGTATGCGAAGTCCCTCATCCGCCACGTGATGCAGTTCCACAAACTCCATCGAGGACACGAGGTGTTCGACTGGGATACTGGAGCAGATATCAATGTCGAAGACATGCTCTGTGCGATTATATTCAACGCGATGGGGTATCTTCATGAGACATTGAAGGAGGATCTAAAGAATGCCTAATATACTCACTGCTGAAGAAGATAAACTTCTTACTCCAGCACAAGTCGCAGAGCGATTAGGAATTCGAACTGAGACATTGAAGAAATACCGAAAAACAAATTCACTGACTAAAGGTCCGAAGTGTGTATATCTAAATGATCGTGTTGTAAGATATAAGCTTTCTGACGTGCTGGACTGGGTGAATAGCAAGGTAACTAATGGAGCGTAAGAAGATTAGCTTTGACGTCGATGGAGTGATCGCAGAGGGTGGGTACGTCGAAGTCGCAGATCGTTCCAACACCACCTACGCAAAGAAACGTCCGGTGTCGGATGAGGTGATCCCAACCCTACAGTGGTTGTCGATGTTCTATGATATCTACATTATCTCCACGCGAGGCCATCCCTCCGCCAACCTCGGTCTTCGAGCATGGCTACACTTCATCCTCGGGGTGGAACTCGACACGATTGCGGGGGTGATCACACATCCCTTCGGAGACGCACAGGTCGCAAAGAAACCCAACGCTCCGATGGACAAGGGAAAGATTGTACGGGATCTGGGAATCCTTCTCCACGTCGACGATTCCCCTACAACCGTACAATCATGCAAGGATCGTGGTATCCTTTTCCCTTCGGATATGCCTTCATCGCAGGCCGCGAAGGGAAAACTCCCGACGCTGGAGACCTGGGAAGGTATCCGGAACTTCTTCACCACACCAGGGATGAAGCTCTACGGGTCAGATGGGATGACTGTCGTTTCCCCGGCGGTGGAGTTCGGGAAGACCTACCCTGAGGTCGACCCGACGAAAGCCCTACCGGTGCAGTAATGTAGCCAACCGATGTGGCGGCGTGGAATACATCATCTCCGTCGCCATATTCAAACGACTCAGGGTCTTCAGCGATGAACGTCATGAACGACACTCCTATTGTTGTTGAAGTTTGTTCAGCATCTCCGAGAGAGTCTTCTGGAGGGTGGCCCGTTGGTCGGGTCGGTTGGCCCCGGTCCGTCGTGCGATTTCTGTGGGGGAGAGTCCTTCTTTCAGGTACATCCGGGCGAGAGCCTGTTGACGTCCTGGAAGGGTGGATATTCGGCGGTCTAACTCACCTGGCCGGGCGGCTTCAAGCGGGGCGAAGTACGAGGAGATGTTCACTGGAGCGTGAGGAGCGTCGTTGATGAGGCGGGTGATGCGGGCGTCGTCAACACGATAGCGGGCTTTGAGGACGGTTTGTGGGACGCCGCGAAGGAAGTAATCCCGCATCATGGCTTGGGATTTTCCGGTTTGGGTTTCGTCCACGAGCGGGCGATCCTCACCGGGTTTGCGAGGGGTGGTGGGGAGGATATTTCCGCCTCGGTCGGTACGAATGTTCTTGATCCAGTCTATAATATCAGCAGCGGCTTGAGCGGGTGGCGCGGCTTCTCCCGGAGCGGCGGGTCGACCAGTCGGAGGGGTTGTGACCTCCGTCGGCGTTTCTGGGGTGGCAGGTGTAGCTCGTTCAGGCCGCAGGGTGTGGGGGGTTGCGAGTTCGGGACGTTCGAGTTCCGGCCCGCCTTCCTCGCCTGGGGTGGTGAGACCGGTGAGGTGAAGGGTGCGCTGGAGCGCGTCAGTCGCGGTGTCGGGGTTGAATTTGAATCGGTGGGACAGCGTGGTTGAGAGATAGTTCGGGAAGTTCTCCGGCGGGCCGTCGTATTTTTTGAGGAGGTCAGCGGAGATGATGTGTCCGTCGTTCACAGCATCACTGACCTGATCTCGGCTGTACATCGACCCAGGCTTCCCCGCGGCGTTCTTTGCGATCTTCTCAATCAAAGGATTGTATTCGTTGAATGACTTTAGAAACGCCTCTTCATCCGACAGCGCTTTCCCCGTCGGACCAACAAAGGTTGGAGCTGCTGCTCGGGATAGTCCAAGTGTTGTTAGATTCTGTACGAGATCTCCGAGCTGGGGGTGTTTTGCCAACCACGCCTTCGGGCCGGGTTGTTGAGAGATGATGTACGGGATCGACTGCGCCGGATCCATCGCCATCAACGCCTTTGATAGAAACGCGCCAGTGTCTGCGAGGCCCTGAGCCCACGACGGGGTCGTCGGAACCGTAGCGGTCGAAAGACCCCGGTAGGGTAGCCCAAGCACTGTTCCTACATCATCCGCCATAGCTATCTCCGGTCCAGCGACGCTTTCACATCCGCCAGACTCTGCTCCAGCTTCACCATCTCCAGTCGAATATCCATCATCTCTTGCTTCAACACAGTCACATCCGACGCTTGAATTCGATACCCACCATACGCGACGCCGAGTGAAACCAAAGCCATCCCGATGATTATCAACCAACCGATAGGCAGTGCGACTTCACGGTCTGGGAGGAATTTAAAGAAGGTGGTGTTCATAGTCTATGGAGTGTGGGTGTTTAATGCTTTGTATATCATCGCATGCTTCTCATGGCTGATTCAGCGCCGATCCGGTCCGTTGAAGTGAGGTTGAGGGTGGACGGAGGGATGGGAGCGGTACCGATGCGGGACGTTGTGGGTGTAGTCGAATGTATTGCTCCAGCATCTCCGGCGTGATCCCTTCTCGTTCGAGGAACTTCGTGGTGTTATGATCAAGGCGGTACTTGTCGTAGTGCTCGAGAAACGCGATGGGATTCTCCCGCACGGCGTTGTCGTGAGCGGCGTCGCGGACATAGGCTAGCATCCCCGCACCGATGATGGGGTTACCATTTTCATCTTTGAAGTTCTTGTTGTTCAGGTACTGCTCCTTCCATCGAGGGTCGGCGGAGGCCCACCCGGGGATGGCCTCGGCAAGCCGCGCAATCCGATCTCCGATGGATTCTCCTCTTACTTCGGAGTTCGGGTCCGGCGCGTCGAGGATCTGCGCGATGTGTTCGTTCATGAGTCGGTCAGCGGTGGGGTTGCCCCAGTTGCCGCGGATCTTGGTGTTGGTAAAGTCCGGGATGGCATCGATGGTTCGACGTAGCCGGTCGACGTTTTGGAGGTTCAGTCCTGCGAACGCGGCGATGGGGTGGTCGATCTTCCGGGGACCGGTGATGGGGTCGATGGAGAGAGGCATCGTCTCGGCTGCACCGGGGATAGATGAGATGATCGGCCCGAGGAACGGTGAGTCCTTCGAGTCACGTTGAAGGAGTGCGGCGGGGTGAATGGTGCCGTAAAGCTTCTCTAGCTCCTTCGCCGGACGAAACCCCGCAGCGATGAACTTCCCGAGGATGCCTTCAGCACGCTTGCGGAAGGAGTCTTCGTCGGATGGATTGGTTGCTTCCTTCGACAGCTCATCGAAGAGGGTCAACGGTACATCCGAGGTCTGCATGTCAAACAGCCCGTCAAGAAACTCATTCGGCGTGAGGTTCATCGGACGGCCCTCAGCCTGAGTCTTGAGCAACGCCGTGACGAACATCGCCTTCTTCATCGGGATGTCGCCACGGATGTCGTAGAAGGTCTTCTCTCCGGAGGTCTTGTCCTCCCCCACCTGAACCTGATAGTACTTCGGTCCGACGAGTCCGGTGTCGTGCAGGGCTAGCGCGGCGTTCATGCGGAGCAACCCCGTCGTAGCGTTACCGATCATACGAGCCGCTTGCCGTCCCGGGAGCCCACCCTGCGCAAGCTGGTCCCGAAAGTCCTTGGAGAAGAGGTTCACCAGCCCCGCCGGGCTGTGCTCCACCTGCCAGCGAAGGTTGTTCATCCAAAACCGCGGGAATAGATTCGTCATCGCTGCGAGGGGTTTACCAACGACGGGGAGTTTGTTGATGGACTTGTATACGTCCAGCACGTTCTTCACAAACCCCACCGACGGAACGTAGTTCATGTTCTGTTTGAACCCATGCGCGAACGCGTCGTCGACGGCGGATTTCTCAACGTCGGATAGACCCTTCGGGTCTTCGTTCAGCTTCTTCATCAACGCTTCTGGGGTCGTGCCGAGGGCTTCGAGGTTCGACTGTAACCGCGCCTGTGCGAAGAGGTTTCGTGTGAACCACGATGTGAACCGATGTCCGGCGGTGGCGTAGTTCATGATGTGGTCCATCCCAGACATCACCTTCTGCGCGTTCGGGGAGTCCTTCGCGATCATTTTGTTCTTCAACATCTCCCCACCGACGTCGAGGTCTACACCACGGTTGAAGTCGAGCTTCCGCAGCGGCGCGGAGTCGAGGAATCGTTCAAGCGGGGTGGGCTCGATAGGGGAGTCGGTCACGCCGGGGATGGAGTTCTTCAGGACTGATCCGACCCGTTGAGCGTGCATGACTACCGATCCGATAAGCGCTGCGAGATCCCCGAACGCGCGAGGCATATTCATCGTCGATGGATCCCCTTCCCCCATCGCCCGCATGCGGTTTCCCATCGCGGATTCGACCGTGCCCGACACGATGTTGGAGAAGAACTCGTTCAGTCCGTTGCCGAGGATGGACGACCTTGCGATCTTGAGCTGTGTCGACGGCGGCATGATCACACCCATCTTGAACCACTGAAGCATTTTGTCCATGAGGGTGTAGGGGGTGTTCCCCTGCATCGCGTTGCGGATACGTTGGAGAGCCAGCGCGTTCTCAGCCGCGCCGGGTACGCCTTCGGATTCGGCCTTCAGATGCGCGGCAAGGTGGTCTTGGACGATGTCGGACAGCATCGACAGTGCGGTGCCCGCCCCGGACGTCGTCGACTTCAACGCCGCTGACGCAGCAGCACGGGCCTGTTCTGGTGGGAGTTTTCGAAGAAACGCCGCGGCCTGCTCATCCTTCATCCCCTGATCCATCCGGATCATCTGCCCGAACATGTCTGAGATGGTTTTGATCGACGCGTCCGGCGGGAGTTCGTATGTCGACGCGAGTCGGTTCGTGACGTCTTCGGAGAGATGACCGTCGGCAATCCAGTCGTGGACGACCTGGGATACGAGTCGAGTGTCCGGGTCCTTCGCACGGGCACGAGCCTTCGACCAGTCGAGTAGCGCCTGCATCCCCGACTTCGAGTTCAGCATGTCGTTGTAGATCGATGCTTGTTCGGGGAGGGTCAGCGACGCCTTCAGCCGTTGGGTGAGGTCGAATTTGTCTGCGGCGGACTCACCCGTCACGGGGTCGGACGGGACGTTCGAGAACACCGGCGACGCTGGCGGCTTCGAGAAGTTCTCCTTCGCGACTGGGTCGACCGGCGGAGCTTCACCCGACCATGGGGTATCCCCGTGCCGGAGTAGGTATATCCCCTTCTCTAGCGGGGTATCCGTCTTCGGATCCCACGGCTCGACCTGCCACACGCCGGGTTTCTCCTGGTACATGTGGAGCATCCCGCCGGGTTGTTCTGGGGTGGCCTTCAACGCTTCGGGATCGACGGTCAGGTCACCCCCGAACCCATTCTTCCCCCACGCTTCGATGGTCCGCAGGTCTGACCCATGCCCGACGATGAGGGATCGATCAATCCCACCCTTCGCCGTCGGCGTCTCGTGAGCGTCCATTAGGTCACGTAGTTCCGGCAGGAACCGGTTCTTGTAGCTGTTATACGATTCCGCCGGACGTTCGAGGTACGGGGAACCGTGGGTCGGAACCTCGTCTGGGTTAATAGTCATTAACCTATTGATCTCGGCTTGGCTGTCCGCCGTCGGGACACCTTCCATCCCGTGGACCCACGGGTCGAGGTCCGGGTTAGTTTCAACAGCCCCACCGACGTGGTCCACCACCGCATTCGCGGTTTCCTTCGCACGGTCGATACGGGAAGAGATGACTCGGTCGAACACCGGCGCAGCCCCACCCTTCCCCGCCTTCTCCGCCTGCACCGCCAGATCCCGTCCCACCTGCGACACCTGCACCCGCCCATCGTCCGACAACGGCGTGGCGTCCGCACGGTTGCGCTCGACCGGGCCGGTCGGCGTGGTCGTGTCCGCCCGGACCTGCTCCGGCTTCAGCCCTTTCTTTTCAGCAAGTTCCGCGGCGATCTGCGCGTTACCCTTGATCGGAGCCATATCCGCTGGCCGAACGTTATCCGCCGCCCGCATGGACTTGCCGAGCAGATGCGCCCCCGCGGATGTGACTCCCGCTCCGGTGAGGTAGAGTTGCATCGCGCCTTCGCCACGGGCTTGGCCGAGTTCGAAGGCGGTGAAGGGTCGTCCGGTCTCGGGGTTGATGGTTTTGCCGGGTTCGGCGGCGAGGCCGGTCCGGAGTTTCTTAAACCCCGACACATCGTCAATGGTGTCTATCGCCGCGTTCGCGACGTCGCCTGCACGGTCGGTGTAGTCCGGGGTACGACCCTCGGACAGCGCTTTCTGTGTCGTCTCCACGTGCCGTCGGTCGAGATTGTTCGAGTACGACTTCGCTACCGGCGCACCAAGGAGGGACAGTCCACCCGTAACCGGAATCGCGGCTGGACCGGCGATGCTGAATAGATCCCCCGCGATGGTCGGAGTCGGACCGGTGCCTGTCGGAAGATACGGCGTCACATCCCCGCGAGACATCGCTGACAGCCTCGCGCCAGACTTAAGAAAATCCTCCGCGCCGGACACAATCCCCTTCGGCACCGCCATCGCCGCGCCTGCGACGACACCAGCCCCACCGAGGACTTGGTTCTTCAACCGCTCCCACCCAGCACCGATAAGTCCGTTGTCTTGATCAGCCATAGTTACTTACGAGGATATCCATTCGGCCAGAACCGCGCGTCAGCGTCCACCTCCCAGAACTCCCGCGGCCAGTTACGTTCCCGGGGGGCGAGAGAAGTTTGCGGGTGGGGTGATGGGCATGGAAGGGATGTTCCCACCGGGGTTGGTCGGGGCGGACGGAGACGTCGGGAGCGCTTCGCGGATAGCGGCTGCAGGGTCGACTCCCCCGGCTTTGGTTGTTGGATTCGGGGTAATGCCGATGCGTTGGTTATAGAACTGCTCCTGCGCTGCGACGTTGGCATCGATGGAATCCTTTCCGGTGAGACCCATGTCCCCCGCAGCGTGCATACGGTCGAGAGATTCCATGAGTTGTTTTTCGTAATGGGGGTCGTTTTCCATCACACCGCGGGAGGAGACTTCTCGTCGGGCGCGAGCGAGACGGGACGAACCACGAGAGGCGTCGATAGCTTTCTTGAGTTGTTGTTGTTTGAGCTGAGTGTCGAGGACGTCCGCCGGGCTCCGTGGGTTCGTCGCTTCGTGAATCTTCGCGACACGTTTGAGGAGGTTCCCGACACGAACGTTCGTCGGCAGACCTTGCTCACCCTCGCGGTGGAACGCATCGATAGCGTCTTGGTTAAGGAGTGTTAATGGAGTCTCAGGTTCGATGGTTTTCTTCGCGAACTCCTGGGCCTTTGCGTTGTCGATCTCGTTCTGAGGACGCCCGGCTTTCTTCATGTAGTGTTCGATGTTGTCCAGCCGGGTGTTCATCTCGTCATCATCGAGTTGTTTCTTAAGACCGGCGACTTGCTGCGGGGTGCGGGGGATGATCGTCTGCCCGGTCGGGGACATAACCGACGGAAGCCCACCGGTATCGACAGGACCCTGCGCGATGTGAGCTGGGGTTGTTACCCCACCACGAGTGACGGTGATGTCCTGTGGTTCTGCTATCGGCGCGACGCCGTACTCACCCTTCGTGATCCCGGAGAAGATATCCTTCGTCGAGATCCCCGTCCGCTCGAAGTCCTCCTTCTGCTTCGCGCGTTGTTCTTGGGCGGTCTTCGCAGCGGCTTCGTCACGGTACCGTTGCTGTTCCAGCCCGACGCGTTGTTCCTCTGCACGGGTCCGACGCTCCTCCTGACCTTGCTGGAACAGCCGGTCCTGGAGCACCTGCTGGGCAGTCTTGCGTCGTTGCGTTGCAGCCGCAGCTTCCGGGTTGAGTTGGGAGAGGTTGTCGAGGATGTTCTTGAGACTAAAGTCTGCCATGGCTACTCCTTATGGGACGAACCCACTAGCGATTCCAGCGATAGATCCAATGTCTGACATGATCGACGGATTGCCAGTGGTCTTCCCGAACCCGGTTCCAGTGCTGGTAGACATCGCGGTGTTAGTCCCGACATTCGACCCAGTCTGCTGAGACGTCGTCGTCTGCCCGATGGGGGACTGACCGAGGAATCCCGCTGCAAGACCGAGAAGGGAGTTGGTACGGTCAAAGGCGGTCTGCTGGTTCAGGAACGGAATCTGGTTCATGAAGTTCGTAATGTTAGCGGTGTTCGCGGCGTCCAGCGACGCGTTGGTCGCAGCGGTGTTGCCCGCCTGAAGAGTCCCAGTCCTCGCAGCCCGAGCGATGTTTCCCTGCTCCGCGGCAGTAGTGGCTTTGTTCCCGGTCTGTATCGCCTGCGCGATCTCCGGCGCACCATACGCAGGCTTTTGTGCTTCTGAGTACTGCGCCGCAATCGCAGGCAGAATCGACTCCCGAAACTGCGTGAACATCGGGTTCTCGTTCGGTGTGGTAGCCGACGTACCCTGATTCGCAAACGCGTTCAGGAACGACTGAAGCGAGTTCTGCTGCTGGGATTGGTTCTGTTGCTGCGTCGTGGATGACGAAAACGGGTTACCCATGATTGGTTACCTTTAGTAGAGACTCTCAGGGTTTGCGGTCGACGGCGGACCGGCTGCGCCGTTGCCCATGAACATCGGAGTCGAGCCAGCTTGTGGGATATTCGGACCCCCACCCCCACTGCGACTCTTCATGAGTTGCTGGAACAACTGCATGAGTTGACCAGCAGAGCCTTGCTGTTGCGCAGGACCAATCGACCCTGGAGCCCCAGGTGCGTATTTCGGAGCTGTGACCTGCGCGGCGTTGGCGAGACCGGACTTCAGTGGAGACGACCCACCCCCAGCGGGGGCTGTGAACATGTTACCCATTAGTGTATACCTGCCATGTTGCTCATCATATTGGAGAATAGACCTTGAAGACTTCCGGGGGAATTCATTTGTGAAAACGCCCCACCGGTTTGACCAAAGGTGTTAGTGTTAGTACCCGCACCGTATAACCGAGCAAAAGTAGCACCCGCGTCATTAGGATTCATAACCATAGGCGAGTTAGGTGTTCCTGGTGCAAACCCACCACCGCCCGGCATCACCCCGCCCGGAGCCGCGAAGAGTGGGTTTGGGCTTCCACCTGGGGTTGGGCCGGATGATCCGGCAGGAGGAGTCCCACCCGTGGACGGGCCTTGGTTGGGTTGCTTCGTCTGCTGGAACGGATTACCCACGTGACACCTCGTATGCTTCGTATTCCCGAGGACGTCCCGGGGGAACGGGGTCAATGACGACAGATGCGAGGTTCAGGTCGATCCAGTCTCGACGGGTGAGACCGAACAGAGCCATGTTGGCAGGATGACCGTTGACGGTGATGGCGTCGCGAACACAGCCTTCGTAGGTGAACCCGAGGCGTTTGCACAGCGCCTTCGCTGGGGCGTTCGACGCGAGGACCGTGACGGTTACACGGGTCATCTCGGGGTGTTTGTCCAGCACATGCCCGATGAGGAGTTGTCCGGCTTGGTCAACGAGGCGAGACCCCCACGCCTTCCGAGTCGACGCGACATGGGCGTTACCGTTCAAAGTCGTATCCCGGTCGAACATGTAGATCCCGATCAGCGGAGCTTCGTGTCGGACCCCGAGGATGTTGTTCTTGTCGATGATGCCGTAGGTTTCGATGGTGGGGAGCGCCTTCAGCTTCTCTGTGAACTCCTCCGGGGTCTTCGGGAAGTTCGTGGTGTCGGCGAGAGTGCGGTAACAATGAAGCCATCCAAACACCCGGTGGAGTTCCTTCTCCGGGAACGGGTGGATCAGATCTACGTCTTTACCTTCAATGATTTGCATAACATTTCCTTACGTCGTGGGATCGACGGTTTATAGTCTATTATACTACAGATCAACCACTTACGGGGGTTACGCCTCGTGGACCAGCCACCCCGCGGTACCCCCTCGTTTGATAAGTTCAATCACCCCTTGGGACATCCGGACCTGCCCGATGGTTTGGTTCACGATCTCCACCACGCCTTGGGATTGACGAACCTCTGAGGGGGTTTGTTTGATTAGTTCCGCCACCCCCTGAGTCATTCGGGCTTGGATGGCCGTGCCGGGGTGAGGGAAGGTCGCGGTACCAACCCCCGCGTTCAGGCCGTAGAGATCGTCGATGTAGCCGTCGCCGGAGAAAGCATAGGTATCGATATCCGACCCAAGGGTATGAGTGGTGGTGGTGGTACCTGATACGATAGTGTAGGTTCCAGTTGGATCCACGTCGGAGGTTCCAGTCCCGGAGAAGAGATGTGTACCTTCAACCCATACATCCCCGATGACCTGTAGTCGGGTGAAGGTGGAAGTGGTTGTGCCGGAGATGCTATGAACCGGAACAGGTTCGATCTGCCAGACGGTTTGGTAGTACTGCCAAACGTTGGTGTGGACGACCTGTGTCTGCGAGTTCCCGAGGAGAGTTGTATTCGTCGACCCATTCGCATTCCAGACGTTGAACATGTATAAGGATACGGTATCATCGGATTCGACATGGAACCGCGCGACCTGCTGACCAGTGCCGGTGGAGGTCCCTTCGTTGATTGCGATCCAGGTATCAGGGGTGTTTACCGCTGCCCAGACAACAGTGACAGACGGACCCGCGGCATCGGTACCGCTGTTGATGTATTGGATATACCCACCAAGCCCCATGTGGTAGCCTTGTCCGGTTCGTCCGAATAGATTCCCCCCAGCGTTGGTACCGAAGTCCACAACCTGACCTTTGAAAAATCCGATGTCCAGCCATCCCCCAACGTTGTCTTGTCCAGGGGAGTAGGATTCGAAGTTTTCATCAAAGACGGACATGGTTATGAAAGAAGTTTAATCCCAAATGTCGCAGCGTTGTAGACATCTGTTGTCCACGCGGTGTTGAAGTCGGTGTCGAGTGGGGCGATGTAGTACACGTAGAAGTCTGAGAGGTAGTTCTTTGTCCCGAGGAACTCGATAGTGGTACAGGTGTTCGACCCGACGGTCATGGCGATGACGCGGGTGCCTTCGTCGGTTTTGCGGTCGAAGGTGAGGTATTGCAGGCCGAGAATCGTGCCGGTGAACCCGGATAGGGGTTGGTAGTTGAAGGACTGCACCGATCCGGTGGAAGTGGTGTAGACGTAGGATGTGTCTGCATCGGGTGGGTTGTCGTTCACGGAGGTGAAGTAGGTGCCGGTAGTGCCGCCAACCTGCGACCAGTTGTTGGTGACATCCGCAGCGGGGAATAGCGCATCGATCTCGACGTCGGAGAGGAAGGTTGTAAGCGTCGTGGCGTTGCCGTACATATCCGTCCCAGCCGTATCGATGCAGTAGTAGTCACACACCGCGTTGGTGTTGAGGAGGAACCCGACTTGGTTTACCGTTGCGGCGTTGTCGATGAGCCCGGCGGTGGAGATACCTGACGTACCAGAGAACGACCCGAACGACGCACCGTCGACTCGGATGGACGCCGTGAGGGTGACGGTCCCACCCCCGTTCGCACCGACGATAGCGTCCATCTCGTAGTAATGCCAGGAGGTCGGATCCGCGACGGCGATGGGGGAGGTACCGATCCGCACCGTCCCTGCGACGACGGACATTGTGGAGTCTGAGTTCATCGTCAGCTTCGCGATGGTCGAGCCGTTGTTGAGTAGCGCAAGACTATCCCCACGGGACTCATTGTGTTTGATTCTCGCGCCTTGGATGTACCGGGTCTGGTGGGTGAGGGTCTTCAACAGATTCCCCGGACCTTGGATAACCGGATTCCCCCGCGGGCCATTTGTGCCGTTGTACGACACGAGGAACACGTCCGTCCACTTCGCGTTTGCGTAGGTCGATCCGTAGTGGGCAAAGGAGTCGATGAAGCGTAGCGCCATTAGGGTTGGATCTCCAGTTCGACGGTGAGGAACGACGCGCCACCGGCGGTGGTGACGACAGGGTAGATGAGGTCATCCACGGCGAGAGTCGACCCTCCGAGGGTGAAGTTCGACACTGTAATCGGGCCGGTTTGGGACGCGGGTAGCACCGCATCGGAGGCGAGCATCGTTGCGGTACCGGACACGTTAAGCTTCTTTAAGTTCACCGTCGTCGACCCGGTACCGGTCCCAGTCGCCGCGACCTTCACGAGCACAGTGGACCCAACCCGGTTGGGCATACCGATGTACGGCGCAGAGAGTTGTCCGACCGTCGCCGCTCCGAAGTTGTTGAAGACGATAGAGAACACCGTCCCGGTTGTCTGCCGACGTTGGACGTGTTGCAACGCGATATCATCGAGGTGTTTCTTCAGCGTGCGGAGATTCACCGCGTCGGTGGGGTTCCCCGGGTCCGCGACGGAGGTGATACGATTGTGACCGAGATCCATCGGTTCGGTACGGAAGGACGACTTCGCGATATCGGAACCGATCTTGTTCAACCGCTGCGTGACCTGCCGACGGAGGTTTTCCTGGTCACCTTGCGGGATCAGGATGGGGATGTTCTTACCCATACTATAACCTCTCCGAGTACTGCACGCCGGAGTATGACGACGCGATTGGGGTGCCCGGGATCGACGTGCGGGTGAACCCCTTCACGCCGATGCGCTCCTCATCCATCGACGACGACCAGATCTTCACGGGGATGTTAGTGAGGATGCGTTGTTGGAACAGCCGACCACGCCCGCCGGGCGGGAATGGGATCCGGTCGAGGAACGTCCGAGACCCATTCATGAAGGTGAGGGTGTTTGTCGTGAACCCCGGGTTCCCATCGATGTCCCACACCGACGTAAGCAGACAGTTCTGACCGGCGGGGACTTCAATGTCGATAGCCCAGAACCGAGCCATATCGATCTGCGAAGCCCCACCGATCTTCTTGTACGCCATCGCGAAAGAAGTCTTCCCGAAGGGTTTCGGGTCGGACTCGATGGCGGTGGCGTAGTGTTTGAACAGGCCGGTGCCACCCGCGCCGGTGTAGCGCACCTCTACCGCCGTGGCGGTCTCAAGCGGTACCACCCCAAGCCCGATGGGGTTGATGTCCAGCCCGACGTTGAAGACTTCGCGGATCGTCCCGGTGAATGTCGACGTATTAATCGCGAACCCATCGACCATGAACACCCCCGTGCAGGTCCCGAGTGGGTTCAGCTCCGCGATCCAGGTCTTGACGTAGTGCTCGCTCGGCCACGGGGGCAGGATCTTCTGCACCTGCGTTAGCTTGTCGGGTTCAAGCGTTCCGATGAAGTGGTCAGCGAAGTATTTGAACCTTCCCCCGGTGGGGTTAAGGTTAGTGTCTGTCGCGGTGCTAACACTGAACTGAGTCCAGGTGGTGCGTCCGTAGGTCTCCGGCGGGAAAGCATTGACAAATCGTTCCCGAAGACTCCCAGTGTACGTGAAAGTTCCATAAGCTGTTCCGTCGATGAAGGCAGTGCCGAGCACGGTGTTCCCGAGCGGGTTGACGTCTACCTCATGCGCGTCGAAGTGTTGTTCCTGCGTGGACACACGGGAGGACACGTAGTTGGTCCAGCGGTCGGGCTCGGGCCGCCGATGGAACCACGTGTTATAGTGTTTGAAGTACGCGCCCGTGGTATTATATAGTACAAAGATCGTCCGTCCGTAGGTTTCGACGGGGATTTTGTACGTGTACGACTGTCGTTTCGTGCCGGTGATGGTGTTAGTCTGCGTAGCAGTGTTGTCCACGTAGCACGTAGCCAGGACAGTACCGTTTGGGTTGATGTCGACGTCATAAGCATCGCAGATAGCCTCGTCGAGGGATTCGATGGTGGTGCGCCAGACTGTCGTCCGGGCGGGTTCATTCCGACACTCGTAGCGAAGATCCCAGACTTTGAAGTACCCCATCGTGGAGGCGGTTTGGGTACCCGTCGCGGTGGAGGTGAGGGTGGTGTAAGCGATTTCGCCGTAGGTCTCCGCAGGGAAGGAGAAGGTGTAGGTGTTCCGACCCGCCGAAGGTGTGCCCGTCCCAACGATAGTGTTGGTCATGACGGCTACGCCGTCGATGAAGGTCACGGCTGTGACGGTGCCCGTGGCGGAGATCGTCGATGTCCCATCTGTTCCCGGCGCAGTGTTCGCCTGAAGCATCCCGAGATCAAAAAACACCACATCCCAGAGTTTGTCCCCGGCGTAGCCGTTGTCGTAGTAGTCGTTCTGGTAGAAGTGGACTTTCTCGGGTTGTTCGATGGAGTCGAACGTGACACCATACACCGCCGTGTGGGGCTGGTAGTTCGCCACCGTCGCGGACGTCCCCGTCCCTGACGTCGTGATCTGCGTGAACGCGAATGCGAGGTTGTTCTCCACGACTCCGTTCATGGGTAAGTGCGCGTAGGTCTTCGATGAGGACGAGCACGTCCCAAGCGTGACTGTTGTGGTACCGTCGTAGATCGCGTCGACTTCAAACGCCCCGCCGGTGTATTCGATAGCGAGATTCTCAACGAGCGTGTCACGGTTGACGGTCCACTGGCGGGTCTGGAAGTTCCATGGGATCGGGACCGTCGAGTTGTTCGAGCCGAATTGCTCGGATACGAACGTCTCAAGCTGGATCATCCCGTTGGTGGACCCCGCGAGGAGATCGTTATCGAAGAAGTCCCAGTATAGGGAGTTACATGCGATGCCCGTCCCAGCTTGCACATCCATGTACTGATACCACCAGCACTTCTGGCGGTGGAAGTCCATCACGAACACGGTGTTGTTGAAGGCGGAGGTGCCGGTCGGGACGGCGAGGTAGAGCTTTCCTTCTGTATAGGATGCCGCGGCTTTGAAGAGATTCCCGTTGATACCAGGGATACGTGAACCTTCAAGACCGGCGGGATCAAACTGCGACGCCCCACGAAATGCATCGCCGATCTGTTCGGTGATCCACGGTACATCGGCATCGACTCCAGCACCGGGTTGGTACATCGTGATACCGTCGTAGTTCACCAATGGGATACCATACGGAGTTCGACATATCGACAGTGGTGCAACTGATCCACGACGAGGAGCGGCTTTCTGAATTACGAAGTCCGCGTTCTGCCCTTCGAAGACCGAGCCGGTGATTTCATACACGGAGCGGTAGGTGACGATGATCAACCCCGGCGGCCACACGACCATCCCGACGATGTTGTCCCCCGGGTCGGAGAGTATCGCGTTGTTGGTGATGACGAACTGATCCGGGCGTCCGATCTCCGACCAACGGATCTGATTCGCCGCAGCGATGTACATCCGGTCGTAGAACGCCTCGGAGGAGATGATCGAATACGGTCCGAGGTTCGACGGTTGGATGACGTTGATCACCATCGGGATGTTCAGGAGGAGCTGATCGATGTCCGACATCGAGTCGGTGAACGTCGCGGTGCCGATGGATTGGGTGGAGACTTGGTATGGGGCTTGGGTATACCCGCCCTGCCGGTATGTGATGACATGGGTGATACCCGCGATGGATCCCGTGACGGTCCCAGTCGACACCACCACCGCGTTCGCGGACACACATTGGAACGGTCCGGCGGGTGGCGACGCTGCCGACTCCCCGATGATATTCCCATTCGTATCGATCTCCGCCCAGGTTTGATACCACGTGTATCCGATGTTCATATCGGTCAACGGGTGTCCAGTATCGCCGATGATGTCGAGGGTGGTGAAGATCGTCGTCTGCGCGGTGGTGTAGGACTCGATGGTGACCCGCACCGCTTTCACCGCTGCCCACGCATCTGCGGTGGTCGTTCCCGTCCACGTCCCGACGAATTGGAACTGCGTCTTCGGGATGGCGGTCTTCGCGAGAGAGTTGGCGGAGAAGTTAATGTTTGTTAATGGATTCGTCTGATTCGTGTTGATGATCGACTGAATCGTCGCGATCTGCTGTTGGGAAACCGCGGTACCCGACGAATTCTGTTGCGCGGCCCCAGTGAGCTGATCCACCGTCGGCGCGGCGGATTGGAGCGAGCGCCCGATGTTCGGGAGGTATTCTCCATGGAAGTAGTTGTTAAACCCCGTCGTGATTGCGGTGACCGTCGACGTAACCGTCCCGGTAGTGACCGTCGATGTCCCGAGCGTGACCGAGTCCACCGCGAAGTCCATCGAGACACGATACACATTCTGTGGATCGGAGAACCCGATGTTGGCGTAGAGTACGCCAAGGGTGTCCGTCGCGAACGAGCCGATGACGGACAGATCGATATTCGCGACCTTTAGCATCGATGACCGGCCAGTCGTGGCGTCCCCGATGCAGGTGTTAGTCCCACCGGACAGCGTCCCGGTGCCTTCGAGGAATGTCAACGAATCCGTGGCGGCGATGATATGCTTCGCCACGCCGGTGTTGAGCGTCACTGACGGTGCTGGCGGGACCTGCTTCAACCATTGCGTGACGTTCGTCCCGTCGTCCTTGTACATCCCCGTCCCGCCTGCGACGTAGGTGTACTGACGGTACTTCCCGAACTGAGTGAGATTGTCCGACGTCGGCTGAAGGGATGTATACGCCCCGAGGGTGTTGTTCGTGACCGAGTACCGCCCGAACCCCGCCGTCCCGCCCCCGTTACTCGCAAGATGCGCCGTGTACAACGCCCCGTGGGTAATGTCCGACGTCGCGTAGGACTTGAACACCGCGAAGTGGGAGAACGAATCCGACGCAGCGGTTTGGAACCCACGTCGGGCTCGCGCGGCACCCTGCTCCACCGAGAAGTCCAGATTCGTCGCTGTCGCGACCTGATCCGGTCCGATGAGATGCGCGGGCGCAACCGCGTTGACTCCACCCCCGAACGTAAGTTGATTCCTCGTCGCGATAGGCATTAGTTGGTCCTACGTCCGATACGGATGACGCCCTTCGTCGCGGCCATCGTTAGATCGGTCCCCTGCCCGCCCGGTGCGGCAACGACTGGGCGGAACCGTCGCATGTTGTTGGTTTCTTGGTTCCGGAGACGAATGCGATACCGATTCAACAACTCCTCCGATTCCTTTAGATACGAATCCGCCGTGTCGGGCCGAGAATACTCCAACACATTCGCAGCGGCTTTGTAGGCCACAGCGAGTTTGAACACCGGATCGGCGGTGATGTCTTCCGTACCGGTCGACAGCTCCGTCGGCCACGGTACCCCGAAGAGTGTGAACGTATACGTCTGATCCGGGGAGGGGAAGCACCGCAGGTGGAACGCATCCCAGGTCAAGAACCACTTCGGCTGTGCGGGGATGTTCTGCCGCCAGTTGTTCGACCATTGTTCCAGCTTCGTGATATCCGAGGTCCAGTACCGTTGATCGATGGTCTGTGATGCTGCGCCGGACGACGTGGTCGTATTCAGCACGACGTACGACGGGATCATAATCGCTGTGGCGTTGTAGGGAAATATATCCGTTCCAGACGATACCACAAAGTCCGTATTCGTGAGCTGTATCGGCGTGTTTTGCCTCCCAAACGCCGACCACATGTCAATCAACACCTCATTCCCACAGTCGTAGAGCTGCTGCGCAGGCCAGAAGATATCCCCTGGGGTGGGGTAGTCCGGCAGGTTCACCGCCGACGACCCCGTCGCTTGGTCGATAAGAAGTCGGATTGTATCTACGAGTGTCATATTGGACTGGGTTACGAGAACGAGATTCGTCTGCCAGTGGATGAAGTTCGTCGGGTTGTAGAATATCTGTCGACGTCCCATCGGTTACGCCTGGGTGATGAACGTCACTGACTGTGGTTGTGCTCCTGTCGCAGTGAGAATGAGGGTGATGCAGGTGCCGTTAAGATCACCCGCAGCAAGGACGAGACTGTACAACCCATCCCCGACTTCCGTGGGGGAGTTGGTGGTGGTGTTGATTGCACCACCGTCGATGGTTCGCTGGGACACGACGGTCAGCCCGGTCTGAAGTGCGCCGGTCGTGGCTGAGAACATCGGGAAGGTGAAGGTGATGGAGGAGTTCTTCTTCACCGTGAGCTGCTGCGGTGCGAGATTCACCGCCCCGGCGGTGGAGATCGCCAACGAGGAGAAGTTCGTCGGGAAGGTTTGAGTCAGCCCATAGCCGGTCTTGTCATCATTCACCACCGTCTCGACCTTGGGTTGTCCACCCGTCGTTGGGGTCAGGACCAACGTCCCGAGCCAGTACTTCACGTCGACTACGGGAACCCCACCCACATTCGGCGTGGCGATGTTCGTCCCGTTCCACTGCACGACGTTGACGTTGGTCGATGCCGCTGCATTTACATTCGGGATTCCAGAGGTAAACGTTCCTGCCGTCCCACCGAAGTCTTCGACGTCTACCTTCGGGAGGTTGTTAGTATCAGTTAACGCCGCATGGTTATTGTAGTTCTTGACGTTCACATCAAGCACTCCACCCGTCGCAGCAGTAGCGATAGTCCCGAGCACGTACTTCACATCAATCAACGGCACGCCGCCAAGATTCGGCGTCGCAACATTCGTCCCACTCCATTGCGTCACATTCACATTCGTCGAGGCGTTTGCATTCGGCACCCCGGACGTGAACGTCCCCGCCGCTCCGCCAAAATCCTCCACATCGACCTTAGGAAGATTATTCGCATCTGTCTGTGCGGTATGGTTGTTGAAGTTCTTCACGTTCACATCCGGCACGCCGCCGGTCACCGCCGTCACCGCCGTCCCGAGCCAGTCCGTCACGTCGACCTTCGGTACCCCGCCGATATTCGGCGTCGCTACCGCGGTGCCGTTCCATTGAATCACATTCGTCGGCTGCGTTGCGGTCGTAAGATTAAACGCGTTGAGCTGGATCTCGATGTTCACCGGCACCATGTTCGTCGCGCCGGAGAGTTGCATTACCGCCCACGTCGGGGAGTTCGTCGCCGCGAGGACGGCATTGGGCACGCCGATCTCATACATCCCCGGCATGTGCGTCGCGGAGATCTCTACAAACCCCGCTGACGTCCACGTCCCCAGCGACTCAGTCGTAGGAGTGATCGCCGTCGCCGCGGTAGAGTCTTCCCGGTAGTAGTACCATATCAACCCGGACGACGCAGAGGTCAACCCTGTCAACCCCACCCCAGTCGTCTTCGACGCATCCTGGATGAAGATCACAATCCGTTTTGATGTGACACCTTGTGTGAGTTCGAGTTTCATGTTATCCTCTCATCCCTGCGGACATGTCTCCGAGAATCACGCCGCCTCCGCCACCACCCCCACCGCTGTATCCAATTAACCCTACCGCTCCGAGGAAGAAGTTTCGTCCGGCGGTGGTGTCGGTCAGCGTGGTGATACACGTCCCTGGGAGGGTGAAGTCCGTATCAGCCAACACCAACGACTCCCCACCACCTTCCGCGGTGTGTTCACGAATGTTCCCCGACGAGATCGCCCAGCCGTCTGACCCGCTGGTTTCATAACATATCGGCACGAGGAGGAATTCCGTTACCGTTCCAGCGGTGCCGTAGCTTTGGATGTCGTAATTATAGATCCACGTCGAGATCCCAAAGATCTCCTGCACCCAATTCGAGAAGTAGTGATACGACGTCGGAGCGTTGTAGTCCGCAGCGATGTAGCTTGTATTCGCACCGGACGCTCCACTGAAGGTCAATGTCGCAGTTCCAGCCCCGACATTTGTCGCGACGAACACCGTCACGTTCCCCGTCGGATGTACACCGAGCTTTGTGTAGGTATTCCCGAGATTGTCCGTCACCGACGTCGCCAGCGTCCCACCGAACTCTGCATTCGCGGCGACAATCACATCCCCGGCAGTCGACGCGGCAGTGAAGGTCAGGGTGTTAGTGCCCTGAGTGTGGATGCTAGTGACGTAGACAAAGGATGGCATAGGTTAGACTTCGTGTTCCTTTAGGTAATCCAGGATTTTTGGAATCAGATGAATCTTATTCTCAACATGCCCGACTATGAGATTACATTCAGCACAAAGTAGTTTTCGAACTTCGCCTGTGTTGTGGTTGTGATCTACACAAAGGCGAGTTGCAATTCCGCCACCACGAACCTTACGTTCTGCGGGAGGTTGACCACAAATTTCACAAACACCATTTTGATCAGCTACCATCTGATCAAACTGCTCAGGAGTAAGACCGTATAATGTCTTTAACGCATTAGTTCGAATTCGTTCTTTTCGTTTGTGATAGTGTCTTTTGTGATTTCGTGCCTGTGAAGCTTTTCGTAACTCTGGCCGTCGAGCATCGTGCTCTTTAACCCACTGTCTAACCTTGTCTGGATTTGCTTTCTTATAAGCAGCCACATTCGCCTTGATTCGCTCTTTATTTTTCTGATAGTAAAGTTGGCTGTAAGTCATTGATTCTAAAACCAGGTACTGAAGAGAGTGTTATGTTGGCCCACGTTTAATATATCCCCTTCGTACTTCCCAGCGAATCGCAACGACGGAGCCTTATCCGGGAAGTACTGCTCCCACTGAGTTCGGATACGTATCCCCTGTTTGATAAACTTCGCTTTGTACCTCGCGCCTTTCTGAAGGTCCTGCTGCGGTCCGGGCCGCATATACGCCCGCATCGCACAGTAGTTTACGGCGGAATACTTTGTCCATGCAGGAATAGACATCGGAGTCGTCGTGTCAGTGCCGAACGTCACAGCCTGCGGGAACTCCACCACGAGAGTATCCGTCGTAGTCGTGGCAGGCGGCGGCCATACCGACAGGGTGTTGATATCATCTTGGTAGACAATCTCCGGCACACCGGGTTGCACACCTCGCCAATCCCGCTGGATCATCTCTAACTCTTCTTTGTTCCGGCCCGGGATGCGGTAGCCGTTCCACCACGCTCGGCCTGGCCGAAGCATAATCGGGGAGATATTCGTCAATGTGAACGTAGTTGTCCCACCCGACGTCGTATGCGTGGCCGACCCCCAGACGAACTCAAACCGATCCTGGAGCAGGTTCTGCCAGTCTTCGAGATACCGATTGACTTCCTTATCCGACCAAGACCATCCCATCGTGCCGGTTGGGTCCATGAGTTCCCGACGTACCGCCGCGTTGAGTTGAGCCTGGGTCCAGAGATCAGCCAGCGCCATGATTACCCTTCAAACCCGTTGTCGACTTTGTCCAATGCGTCAGCATGGGCGATAGCCTTCGCGCAGTGGTCTTTCTGGATATGGTCCAGCACCCACCGTCCAGCGATGCCATACCAACGCCCTTGGAGTGCGGCCCGACCTGTCATGGACGAGATCGTCTCTTGTGGAGGTGCGCCGAAAAGCGACGCTCCAGCACGGTCGAGGTTATAGAGGAAGTCTATCGCAAAGTTAGCCATTAAGGAATCTCCACAATGTCGAGGTAGTTCTGCAACGGCTCGTCGAGGTCGGTGATGCCAACCCGCCGTGCGGTCTCAGTGAGGTAGACTTCGGTGTTGTTACCGTCGGTCGGGGGAGCCCAGGAGTAGACGAGCTGTCGGAGGGACACTCCTCGGGCAATGTCAAGGGCGATTTGGTGGTAGAGTCCTGCCAGTCCGACCGCTCGGGTCGGGGCGGCCCAGAACCCATCTGTCCGGACCGGATGAGCCAGCCATGGCGCAGCCCGAAGATCCCCAGGGTTGTTCAGCCTCGCCGGAACCGTTCCGGGATGGAAGAACCCCTCTGCGGTGGCGATGGCCGACGCGAGGTGGTATAGGATTGTAGACGGATCAGGTCGGGTAGGCATCGGTACCTTCGATCCGTTTCGTGGGTCAGGCGGGGACTGGACTACCTACCATTATACCGCAACCTCGGCGGTTTTGGGGGTTGGGTCGAGGGTATTCAACGCCTCGATCATCCGTCCACCCGACACCCCACCGATGGCACAGATCGGACCGGCGGCGAGAAGTGACCCGTCTCGGTTGTCACGAAGCTCGCCTTGCGGGCAGGACTCCAGCGTGTAGTGGAGTTGATGACACGGGTAGCACGGGGCGACAGCCATATCCGGCTTCAACACCGTCGTGTTCGTCCAGTACTTCGTGAGGTTCTCCTCCGTCGAATGCGACAGCATGATGATCTTGGGTTTGTCGTAACATGCTGCGACGTTCATCACCATCGATTCCGGACCGACCATCCCATCTGCGACGAGGGCAATAAACGCGAGGGTTTTCCGTAACGACCATTTCCCTGCGGTACGCACCACCTGTGGATGCTCGAACTCAAACCTCGCAGCCTCAGGCCCGCCAAGACTAAACACCACTACGTTCGGATGCTGCGGGAGCCACTCGTCCAGCACCGGCGGCATGAGGGGGTACATTTTGTGGTGGGACGATCCGTTCAGCCCCCACCCGATGATGAACTTTCCTTTATACTCCTTCCGAAGTTCCGCAGCCTCCCGGCGTTCCGCATCGGAGAAGAACAACTCCCCACGCGTGCCGGTGCAGGTCGGATACCCACCCAACGCCATCGTCTGATCGTAATAGTTCGTCTTCCCGCAGGTCTCATCCCGCCAAGCCTTCGGGGTGAAGTAGTCCCTCCGACCTTCGACCTTCAACAGCTTCCCTTCGATGGACTCGGACAGGTTGATATACCTATCATACTCCCCAGCCCATTCTTTCCAATACGGCCCGAGGTCTTTATTCGGTATCGCCTCGCGTTCCTGCAGGACGATGTTATGCACATACGGATTGTTCTCCAACACCGGAGCCGCATATGGGGTAATGTTCATCGTCACCTCATACCCGTCGTCGTACAACTGTTTGATCAACGGCGTGATCATCACCATATCCCCGAGCGCCCCGTACCGGGCGATACACGCCCGAGGTTTCGTCTTCGCTTTCGGGTACATGATCGTCCCCTTCGTCCCGGCGATCTTCTTCGCCACGAGAAGCATATCATCCCCGCGGATGATCTGTTCTTTGATCCGCCACGCGCCGACCGACGTGATCAACCCGACCAGCGCGGTCTCGTCGAACTGGAATTGTAGGTTTGGATTCGGGGGGACGTTCCTCTTGAGATACAACACCAGATGCCCGCCTCGGCGGAGCTTCCCGACGATCTGCCGGACAACCCCCGTCGGCGATGGCGACGCCCCGAGACTCGGCCCTACCACGACATGATCAAACGATTCATCCGCAAATATATCAAACCTTCCATCACACACCGTGACGTTCGGGTTCGGAAGTATATCCATATTCAGCGAGAACTTCCCCGGAGCGGTGGCGACCCGTGGAAACAGATCGTCACCTACCCCGAAGGACAGACCACGCCCGAGGAGATACCCCACGGAGCGAAACCTCACCCAACCTTGTGTTACCGGCGGAGCTGGGATCTTATTCGGCGATGGGATAGTCATAAGCGTCATCGTCGCTAGCGGGTGGGGGAGTGAATGCGAGGGAGAAAAGGAGCTGGCCGTTGAAGGCTTGATACGCCCCGCGGAACTTCCCCTGATGGGGACGCAACGCAGCCCGCAACGCGCGTACGGAGACCGGGACTTGATGATCGTTTACTTCATCACGGATACCCTGGATCTCCACACCCGCTTTGGCGAGTTCGGCCCAGCCGGGCCATGGACGACCGGTTTCGGAGAGGTAGAATCGGAACCCACCCCCGTGACCTGCGTTGAGATGTGCTACCACATTCTCCGCAGTGGGGATGAGGGCGGTCTTACATGCTTCATCAGCAGGATGACCGGGGAGGCAATCACACAAGATCCGAGACACGCTCAGACCTGCTTTATCGAAAGTGTCCCAACGGGTGTAGGTCTCCCGTATGGTCTTCGATGTAGTTTCGGGTTCGGCCACAGCGACGGGCGCTGCGCTCGACACGGGGGAAGTAGACTTAGCCATATATTCTCTTTCTTGTTACGGTAGTACCGGCGGAGCAAACGCATCCACCGCATCGGGGGAGATGAACTCCGATGTTTGAAACTGCTGCGGGCCGGTCAGAACCATCACCTTCACCTCGATGGTGGCAACCCCGTCGGGGTTACTATTCGCGAGGAGGGCAAAAGTCCGGGCTCCAGCAATCGCTCCGGGCTGACCTTCGGCTGCGTTGGGACCGGCGTACACCTGATCCGGACATCGGATCGCCACGATCTCCAACGGAGGATTATGGGCCGACATAAGACCATTCAGCGCGGGGAGCTGAGCTGCGGATAGTTTCATGAAGTCTCCTTTCAAGAGTATGACGGGGTTTGACCACCCACCCCGTCGAAGGTTGTACAACTCGATCCTAAGCTGGGAGTTCTTCCTGTTCGAAGTACAGATCCCAGGTACCAGAGGTACCACCCGAAGCGGTGAACGTCCCGATCAGACCCATCGTAGGTTGACCACCCGCCGTGAAGGTTGAGTTCGCGGCAGTGACAACCCCGGTGAAGACCTGACCGATAGTTCCCGCACAGGAGATCGTCCCCAGCACAGCGGTACCGTTGTAGATCGTCAACGCTAGTGGAGTAGCGTTGGCATTCGGTGCGGTAACCGCAATAGCCTTCAGCCCAGTAACCGCTGTTCTTCGAAGGAACGACGGAAGCTGGCTGGCAGCGGGTTGAGCAAGCGAGTTAGACGCAGTGCCCGCGCCGGTGGAGGTCCCAAACGCGATAGCACCGGCAACTTTGACAAACGGACGAGCGTAGTATTTTTGATCAGAGTATCCCATGTTATTCTCCTTTACGCGCTCGTGACGTAGACGATGTGTTGTTCTCCATCGGTGGAGAAGTTCCACACGATCTTGAATCCCAGCAGACTATACCACGCAAGTCCCTGATCGCGACCGAAGTCGGTGGGGATCTTCACGCGGATCTCTTCCGGAACGGCGACTGCTTCGTATACAATATCCGAACCGAAGAACAACGCCTGACCATACGCGGTGGACGAACCAATCACGTTGGACAGATAGCCGGTCTCTTCCACGAAGCGGGTCATGTAGTAGTTACCGACCTCACCGTTGAAAATATTCGTGGAGAACTGAACCGTATACTTCGACACATCCACCCATCCACCAGTACCGGTGTCAGAGTGCATCCCCGACAACGCACCGACCGAGGCGATGCAGACGTAGTTACGTCCATCATACTTCGGGATGAGCTTTTTCTTCATGAAGTCCACGATGGAACGAGTATTCGCCGCCGACAAGTTCGCACTCGCCGTGGCGGTAGCCGTACCATTCGTGGTGAAGATCACCGAGTTCGTGGCGGTCTGAACCGCGATGAAATCCGTGGCGACATACTGCGCGCCGCAAGCGGACTCCAGCACTTTCACCATGTCATCGCGAAGCTTCTGCTCGGTGACCGGCTCCAGTTGGAACTGGGCGAGGTTCATCAACTTCTGAGTGAACGGAATGGAGTTCCCGTACTCAAAAATCTGACCTGTGCCCTGATTGGTGATGAAATTCGTTTCGGGAATGGTGTTGGTTTCTACCAACGTCCCACCCTGCGTCGCAACGTTACCCGCCTTGTCAAACAACCACGTATCACCACGTTGCTTACCGATAGCTTCCTTCACGTCGACAAACTGACGGAATCGAAACATCGGCTGCGCTACGTGACGCAGACGTTCAGACAGATATGGCTGCGACCAGTTCCCGCCTAGGGTCGAGACTGAATAAACCTGACCTGGCATAGAGTGTTACTCCTTATTGGGATAACCCACGCCTCGCGGCTTCAGCGGCTTTGCGTTTCTCGAAGTACGACTGCGCAGTCTCAGGTTCCTGAGGTGCCGGGGTCGCGCTACGATCTTGCTGAACGCCTTGGGGATTTAGGGTTGTCGCGGTGAGTACCTCACGTGAGCGTACCATCGCGTTGGTCGCGCCCTGACCACGAAGTCGCAGGGCTATGTTTCGTGCGGATTCAGTTGCGTCGATGACAGCTTTTTTGTACTCTCGTACAGCATCATCGGTTGATTTGACTTTACCTTCCGCTTGGACACGGGCGAGTCTCGCCTGCGCGTCTGCGGTTACGAATGCTTCCATCCCCGCGTCAACGAGATCCGGGTTCGCGGCTTTGACTTCCCGCACGAACGATTCGATCTCGGCTTCCGCACGACCGATCTCACGGGACCGGGCGACGGCTTGTTCAACTGCCGGGGCTTGCACCTTCGCGGCGATTTGTGTCGCGAGGGCGTCTTCGGCTTCCTTCACACGGCCTTCCCGCATCAGCGATACCCAGGTAGGTTCGGGTTCGTAGGTGTCCCCCGTCGGGCGGAGCTGATCCGCTGGACGGACCATGTTCTTCAACGCCGCGAGTTCGGAACGATTGCTGGCGAGTTCCGCTTGTAGGGCTTGAAGGACTTCGAGGTATTGTGGCGGGAGCGCCCCTGGAGTCGGGGCCGGAGCCGATGTTGCTGGGGTTTGCGCTACCTCAGGCGTAGGTGTCGGGTCGGTACGATCCTCCGGGGGCGGAGCCCCATAATGCTTCTCGTACAACAGCCGACGTGCTTCGTCTGCGGCAGGGTTACCCTGAACCGGAGTTGTGGGGGTAGGGTCGACAACGGGGGATACCGTTGCGGGTGTTTGTTCGGTTTGAGTGGTTTCGGTCACTACCGTAGTGTCGGGCATGTGCTATTTCCTTTAGATTGAGAGGGTTATGCTTCCAGAGACTTTATAAGTGCCGCTAACGCCCACCGGGGATACCGGCGTGATCGTCGGGTTGAGCTGACCTTTGGACTTCAGCTCCTGCACCACGGATTCGACAAGCGATCCGATGGACACACCGTCGATGGTGCCGGGGATCTTTCCCGCCGTGGCGAGGGCTTCGATCACGGGGGTGAGTTGGTCGACGACGGTTTGGAACTTCGTCGGGCCGGTTTTTCCACCAAACAGAGACTCCACGTGAGTCACGAGGGATGTCACGAGGGGTTTCAGCAGCGGAACCACCACTGGAAGAAGATTAGCTGCTAGAGGGATTGCTATTGTTGCCATAGGTTTCGAGGTAGGAACTAAGATTGACGCCGCGGGAGCGAAGCTCCGCGACAGCCCGAGCACCACGGGAGAGGATCTTCTCGACCACATCCAGGATATAATCGATGCCATAGATCTTCCCCGCGAGTTGTTCTTGGGAGAGTGACACCGGTCCCGTGGCGGTGGTGATGGTGACTGGCATTCCGAGGGTGGAGGATACGAGGAGTTTGGTGTAGACCTCCTTCTCTCGGATCAACGCTGGGCGAAGGACTTCGGTCCATCCGATATGGTCGAGCAACGACCCGAGGTCTTCAGCCTTCGCCGCGTCGAGGTAGGGGTTTTTGTTCAAGACTATAGCGAACTCCCACGAGGCATCTTCACGGTGTACTGATTCCGTGCGTCCATGTTGTGTCCACCCATCGCGGCACGTCCACCCTGTGAGGGAGTGGTACGATTCGCGGCGGCATCACCAGCATGACCATTCGGCTTCGGCTGGGACAACGCGTGGTTGTTCGGGCCGAGGTACTGATGACCGTAGCCAGCCCGACGGCCTTCCGGCGTGCACTGGTTGTCGTCCTGCCCACCGATACCGGGCAGAGGACGGTCTGAATGAGCCTCGGATTCGGACGGGGATCCGAAATCATACGGGGGGAACGAGCTGGACAGATCGTTGTTGCCCGGATCGTTGAAGTTGGACTTAGGCATGCTTTAAAGTTCCTTTGGTAGAGTCTACTGACCGAAGACGGCCATAGTGTTATTATCCCACAACGCGTGGGGACGGTGTGCTTACGTCAGTTTCCAACGCCTCGTAGGAGGAGTCCAGGACTAGCGACTGCTGGATTTTCCATCATGGCAAATATGCTTACGCAGTCGACTGACTGGGAAACAGCCATGTTGAACGTGGGACGGGTATAGGAGCTGACGTTTTCCTTTGTCCCGACACCCTTTCCACCACCTGCGCTTATGTCTAAGGTCCAGCCTGTGCCTGTTAGACTATTGACCGCCGCACCCCCGTTGCCGATCTGGGCCGCGATAATAACATCATTGGTTCCGGTTAGTGTGACACTTCCAACACTAGGCCCTTGACACGCGGTACAACCAGCAGGAAGGGCTTCGGCTGTAGTGTCTAAGGATACCGATCCACCCGTGAAGGAGTATTCATAGATGAAAATCCCTCTGCCTTTATTACTGGTCACGGTTGCTGTTATAGATGTAACACCGGATGTACTCGACAGAACATACCAACAGTCGTTGAATACCGCGACACCGGCATTACAACCAGTAGCGCGTGTCCATGTGCCACCCCCGCTTATACCACTGACAGTTGAGGTTGAAGTAGCTAGTTGCACTACAGCCATGAGCAGATTGCCGGATCCGGTAGACGATAGCGCCCCGCACGTGCTGGTGTTGTCTACCGTACAACTGGTCCCACTGGAGGTGCCACACGCAGCGCCGCTTACATCGCAAGCAAGCTGAACACGGGTGAAAGTCGCTTGGCAGGGAAGGATTACGCTTCCAAGCAGTCCGAGAAATAGAAGAAGTCTTTTCATTTGTACCCCACATTTACTTCTATCGCTGAAGCGGTCGCGTTCGTGGTGTTGGTCTGGCCGTATCCGCTTGTTACACAGATACTGATTCCAGTCGAGAACGTGATCCCCATCGCGATGTCTTCGACGAAGCCCGCACCCGAGGTGCTAGCTGGGATGATCATCGAGAAGATCAGGTTCGTCGCCGAGTTGCATCCGTTGAACCCCGTAGCGGCGTTGTATAGTCGAAGGTAGTTCACCGTCGCGGAGTTGTTCGTCACCGCGACGTGGTAGACTACCCCAGCGCCATTTTTGATATTCGCATGGTTGTCCGATGCCGCTGGCTCGACGTTGTACCAAGATAACCCACCCGACGTACCCGGCTGAGCTTGAACAAGCCACGGTGTGGTGTTTGCTGTATTCCCTGGCTGGACCGTCCATGTTCCGGTTTGTCCTACATTCCACGTTCCCGTCTGTCCGACGTTCCACGTGCCGGTCTGTGTCGCTAGCCACGTACCGCTTTGTATCGCCCAAAGAGTATTGAACACCGGCCCGGGGTAGATCGACGCGTGTCCAGTAACCGTAATCGTTCCCGCGGAATAGTTCGAGATCCGTGCTCGAATGCTTTGGAGTCCTGCTACGTTGAACTGCCAATACGTCAAACCCGAAGAGGTGACCCCGACACTGGCTTGGTTTCCGTTTGTGGTTCCCATTTGGAATCCCACAAGCGTAGCGAAGTTCGTGCCGTCTTCGGTTCCTTCGAAGTTAACAATAGTCCCACCTGAACACGACGAACAGTTTACAGTCAGCATCGCGCTTGCAAAACCATTGACCTGCAGGAGCGTGCCATTCCCCGCACCTGTCGCAGCGTTCTGCAACGTGATCTTCGGACTTATCACAGGCACGCCGGTTTGCTGCGCGAGTACAGGCGTTAGCAAAAATAGCGTGAGGATGATCTGTTTCAAAGATCAACCTCTCCGGAGAATCCTGTTAGGATCTGCATACCCGCCACGGTGATGTAAGTCCAGACGTATAGCTGTGGAGGTCTTCCGAGCTGAAGGTATCCCGGGAGTAGAGTATAACTCACAAGGGAAAATCCATCCCCAAAACTCCCCGTCTGTGTCGCGGTGGAATTCCGCGGCCATAACATCAGATTCGCGGAAGTTCCATTGTTTTGAACGGTAACCTTTAACACCGGTTGTACTGAACCATCCAACGAGACCGAAACTCCGCCTTGGGTTGCGCTTACGGTTTTACCGGTTACGACCACCTGGGCGGCGAGTGTAGCCGCCCCAAGGATAGCCGCAAGAAGTATTTTGATCATTGGTTTCCTACCAGTATCGCTGTGACTTTATTGGCTGTGTCTGCGTCCCATTTGATCCCGCCGACGAACTTCGCACCGTCGAAAGGCACCCGAGCCCAGCCAGACGCGGGAAGGGTGAAGGACGTGAATACGTTACACACACCGGAGTTACACGCCGTGGATTGGTCTTGCATGTCAACGGTGTGGCTGACTGTATCGGTGTTGTTGAAATACACCGCTGTGACGCAGGTGTCAGTGGCGGTGAGCTGGGTGGACGAGCCGGGGAGGTACTGAAAAGCCGGGGTGTATGCGGTAGTTCCACACGCGTTCTCCGGACGGGTGATGACGTTGAACGGGGTGTTATCCGAGGCGATGGTCACGCGAGGGGAACCGGTGCCGGTCGTACCGTTACCCATGAGTGGAGTAACCCCATTGATCTGCGCGACGTTCACGGCGGCGTTGGATTGGATAGACACATTCAGCGCTGAGGTGAGATTCGGTTGGTCCGTCGCTAGCACCACTCGTATCGTTCCAGCAGACTTGTTCCCAGAGTTCGTATCAATCGTTGTCCCAGCTACTGACGCGATGTCGGTCTGCATCGCGTAGATCGACCCGGATGGGTTCACACCCGTGCAGCCCCGAAGGGTACCCGCCACGTTGATACCACAGTAGTCAGCCTGTGATGGAACCGCCGAACCGGTGTTCGACGCCGCGCCGTTACCCGACGACCCCGCACCGACGTTGACGATCAACCGCCCGCCGGAGTCGAGCAAAAGCCTCGCGACGTTACCGTTCGACAACGTCGGAGGGCTAGAGAGATACACGCCTTCCGCAACCGTCTGAGCCGACTGTCCGAACATCGAACACACCGACGCAAGCGCTGCGAGAAGAAGAGTTATACGAAGTTTCATTGTTTCTTATCTCCTGTGATGGGAACCCATTTGAAGTCGGG